AGGATCTGATGCCGCCCCAATTGTATCACTAGTAGCGACTAATGCTAAATTTATTTGTTGAATTGTTTTTACTATACCTCCTCCACCAGGAATTATATCAACTAAATCATCAGGTGGTACTATGTCTTCTAAAGCTAATCTAATTTCTTCAAGAGATGATTGATAAGATAATAACCTTGCTTTATATTCTTCTTCAGTTTCGCCTGGTAGTTTATTTGGGACTAGTTTTTTTTCAATATTATTGACAAATTTTGTAATACTAGTTCCAAATTTTAAAAGTTTACTTTCTAAAAGACCACCCGGAGGCATAGCTTTAGTTAGAATATAACCTAAAGGATTACAAAAATCAATAGAATTTATTTCCCTTAATACACTATTAATCTTGAATAAAACGTCTAATATCTTTTCAGTACCATCGTTTATCCTTTCAGGTGCAATTTCGGTTAATATTCTAGATAAGCCAGCAGGTATTCTCATTATAATGTATAAGTTTTATTGGACTTAATACCTTTAATTTGGGTTTTAAGTCTTGTAACAGATTTTATTAAACTTTTCCCTGCAGTTCTTACTACAGGAATACCTATTCCATTACTATCTTTAGCTTTAGAGAGTTTTTGACCTAAATTATTTAAGTCATCTAGTATATCAATCAATAAATTTTCTAAATTATCACCTTTAATTACTGGTTGTGGTTTAGCTGTATCAGTTTCTAGACCTAAATAGATTTTATTAGCATTAACCACCATATCTCCATCAGCATCAAAATTAATTGTACCTGCAGAAGAAAAACCAATTGCTTGTTTAGCAAATAAAAATACAGAATCATCTTTAGAGTTAAGAGTAACTCTTCCAGAATTAATTATTATTTGGTCTCCTAAATAGGGAAAATCAGGTGTATAGGCCATAATTATTGTGTAAATGAATCACTTATTAAATCTATTTTATTAGAATTAGTATCCATATAATTTAATTTCATAATATAAGTTCCACTAGCTCCACTCATTACTATTATTTGTTTAGTTTGATTAGTATCTATTCCAGGTCCATATCCTTGATATTGTAATGGACGATCTAATTCACTTGGATATACAAACTCAGTTATACCTACACCTCTAGAATTAAATTCAGTTACAGTTTTTAATTTTATAACAACATATTTACCATTTTTCTTTAAAATATTAAAATAACTACTATTACTACCTACTATTGAAGCCGAATCAGTATCTAATATTCTTAAAGAAGCGATTGGGGGTTGTTGGGTTGTACTTCCTGTTGGTTCGGGTGCACTAGCAGTTACAGCTAAACTAGCTGTAGGTACAGGTGCTATAGGAGTTACTGAAGAAGTAGTAGCTAAAAATGATGTTACAGGTGCTATTTGAGTAATAGATTCTGTTACATAATATAAGGGTTCAGGTTGTTTTAAATTATCTGCTTCTTTAGGTGACTGATCAGGAGTAGTAAATCTTGGGTCTGGAATTTGGAGTGAACTATTAAATCCTGCTCCTAATGTTATATTAAATGATTTTAAATTTTTAGAGGCATAATTTAACGGTATGTCTTGTCCAGCACATAAATAAATTGATGATCCATCATTATTAGGATCTTCATATACAGGAACCCATGGGTCAGAATTAATATCTATATTGGATTGATTATTACGAATAATAGTAATAGGCATCCCTGCAGTACCTGTAGAACTCCAAGGATTATTTATAGTTTTTTGTTTAGTAGTTGAAGAGAAACGAATTGAATTACCAAATCTCCCTTCAATTAAAATATCTCCTTCTTCAGGTAATAAACTTCTTATATCTTCTTTTTCGGTAAATGTTTGACCAAAATTTAATTCACCACCTTTATATGCTTGTATATCGGGAAAAGCATTATGTTGAACACTATTCCACAATCCTACTGTAGTTAAATAATAAAAGGTTTTAGCTTGTGGATCATCATTTAACCCATATGAAGGAGCATTTAATATCATTACTAATTCCTCTAAAACAGGATATTTAGAAATATTATTAAATAATGGTTTTGCTATTAAATTTGAAGGATTATCTTCATCTACTACAGTTCCCATAGGAGTAAACTTAATAGAACCTAATCCAGCCCAACCTCCTCCATCAGTAAAAAAATTTTTTGTCTTAGTTTGAGGAGATAATAAAATATCATTAACACGAGCAAAGAAAAATAGACTTTTACCTCCATTTCCTTTACCTGATGATATGTTAGATATACTCTGCTGTAAACTAGGATATAAACTACTCATTCATATTTAATTTTCTAATGGGGGTTTCTTCTTCAGATTTACTACTTAATTGTTGGATTGACTCAAATAACATTTCTTTTTCAGCATCCGAAATTAACATACTATCATCACCTGATGATGAATTTATAGCTCGTTGTACTATACCAGCCATTTTAATTAGAAGATCATCGTTTTTAACTGATACGTCTAAATAATCTTTAATTAGAGGAACAATTATAACAGCATCACCTGCTGAATTGATGAAAGGTTTTAATCCTTCTATTAATCCTCTAATTTCTTTTTCTTTACTAGAAGAATTAGTGTGTATTTCTTTAAGTAAATCGGCAAATGTTTTTTTACCAAAAAGAGTTATACTATTAAAATCCATAATATATTTTTATTATAAATATAACTTCTATTAATTTTTTTAATAATTTAAACTAACAAAACCATAATCTAGATATTGATTTAGTAATCTTCTATATACCTTTTCTAGTTTTTTCATTACCTTAGTTATCTGAGGGGTATCTTGATCGGTTTGTTCTCTAATATAGATGTAGATTCCTTTCTTATTAAAAATATCTAAGTTTTCTCTATGTTTAAATAATTGCATTACAGCATCAGCTGTTTTAGCATCTTCATGTTCAGGAAAAACTCTAAATAGATAAAGATCCATATAATGAATAAATTTATCCATAAAATAATTTTCACCCATTAAAGGTTCATCTAGACCCTCAGAACTATTTACTATATTCAAAACAATAGTTTTATCTTCATCTATAGCTTCTACATCAGCTTTACCCTTTAATTTTTCATAATTTTTATTATTATAAAGAATTAAATAACGTTTAGCAATCGTGCCAAAATACGAGAAAGCTTTACCTTTAGACTGATTATATAAATGTAATTTTTCTAATAAGAAAGCCGTTACTTCATGTTGAAGTTCGGCTATAGTTTCTACCTCTGTATAATAAAATTTAAAAGTATGAATAATGTTTTCTGTTAATTTATGAAAACCATAATCAATACGTTCATTATAAATTCTATTTCTCTTTACAGGGTCAGTTTCAGCTAAATATTCAATAATAGCATCCTCAGTATCCTGAGTGAAGTACATTTTTTTGGTTTTGGGTTTTCTTTTACGAACTGTTCCCTTTTTCGTATACTGTACTTCTGTTTCTTCTTGGGGAACATGAAGAATTTTAATTTCGGAATTTAATACCTCCATATTATTTGATAAATTTGATGTAATCCGAAAGTGCTTCTTGGATTGTTTTTAAGTTAGTAAAGAAAAAACCTACTTCATCATCTGATTGAAATAATTGTTTATTATCAATTTCTTTAATTTTTTCTTCTGAAGTTTTTACTAGATCATAAAAGTCAAGAATATACTTTTCTTGTATGTTAATTGTGTTTTCTAGTTTTTCTGTTTTTTTAAGTAAATTCCAAATAACGTATCCTATAACTCCTAGAATAATTACTCCAATATTGATTAAAATTAATGTCATATTATATATTGTTTAATAGGTTTGCAAACGGTGCGTCTGGGTTAGATAATTTAGGTGTTTTAACTGAGAATTTATTAGGTGCCTTAATTTCTACTTTCTTATCTTGTTTAAATTTAGACAACCATTCCTTCTCAAATTCAATACGAGCAGCCATCATATCAGCCTGATGTAATATTAATGGTAAAGCGGTACGTGGTTTTTGTTCGGGCATGTAAGTCATAAGATATTTCTTATTTCCTTCATCATATAAACCATCATGTGTCTGAATGGCAACCATTTCATTAAATGAATACTGAATACCATGGGACATTAATAAAAATAATGAACGATCAGGAACAGATGCAAATGCTAATTTAGTATTAAACATATAATCTTCTCCTAATTTATCTTTTCTCCATTGATCAGTCTGAGGGATATATGCTTCATATTGTTCATCACCCATTTTACCCAAATCATGATTTAAAGCAGAAAACACTAATTCCTCTTTAGTATAAGTAGAAACATCAGTACCCATTTCTTCCCAAACATTATGTAATTTAAGGGAACAATCAATTACACGTAAAACATGATCAACATATCCTCCAGGAAAAGCATTATGGTATTCTTTTTTATGTGCCGCGGGCATCATAATAATACGTTCTTGATATTTTTGATAAAAATCTAATAATTGAGAACGACGAGGTTCAGAAATATAGGTTTTAATAGTTTCTTCTAGATCAATCCAATTATTTTGAATTTCTTGAGCGTTTAATTGCATAACTTTTATTTATTAAATGTGTTAAAAATTTCATCTATCAATTCATAGATGTTGTTATATGTTCTAATAGTAGTGGAAGTTAATAACTCTGTTTCGGGTAACCAAGTAATTTGTGTAGGTTCTTTCAATAAAACCATAGGATATGAAGTACATTTAAATGTTTCCTCTAGAGTATCTCCTAATTTATTATTAGTTGAAATATCAATATCGGTGTAAGGTATTTCTAGAGTATCTAACCCTTCCCTTAATTGTTTACAATGCCCACATCCACTTAACGTAAACATTACCATTTCCCATTTTCTCATTTTTCTATCTTAACTATTTTTTTTCTTTTCCCGTACCCTAATTATACGGGATAAATTTCTAATCTCCAAATTTTTTATATGACGTTTATATGACTCTTTAGATGTCGATATAAATATATAAAATCAAATTATTCCTCAACTTCCTCTATAAAATCATAGCCTTCATCAAGTTGAGATAATTTATAATTTATCTCCATGATTCTACCGTAAATTTTAGGAGATAATAAATGTTTATACTCACCAAAATTATCTTCTAAATCTAAAATTAATCTAGAGACCTCATCTCTATAAAAATTTTCCCCTGAATCCATAATCTTTTCAATCATATCTAAAGATTGAGCAATTATAGGTTCTAACAAGGGAATTAACTGTTTGTCAAAATTATCTTCTTCCATTATATTCATCATATTCTTTTATAAAATAATAAACTACTATTGGGTGAAAAAATACAGTAAATATTAAGTCTTTTAAAGTAAGTTTCTTTACCCCATCACTACTAAATGAAACTACCCAAAAAATAAAGGCTATTAGTAAGCCTACTTGCAAATATGCTACACCAACCATCAGTATATACCATAAAATTACACTACTCATAGTAAATTCCTTCATTAACTTTAAACATTTCACCAAAATTCTCAATGGTTTGAATGGCTTCTTCCAAAGTAATTTCAAAAAATTCCCTAGAGGAACCTTGAAACGAGTTCATACGTACAGTCTCCAAATGTTGGTGTACGATAGTTTCCAAAGCATAGCCATCAGATACAGGTAAAGCCCAACGTAATTGCCATTCAGAAACTATTCCTGCACCATTAATTTGTTTTACTCTAGAAATTGGAGAAACAGCTTTACCTATTTTACATACCCCAGGATAAGCCTCGTTAGTTAAAACATACACGTATTGACCTTTGGTAGTTGAATGATGTAATTTAAGAGCTGACTCGTGCTGGTTCCCATACATATATGTCCAAATAGCTTGTTGAGATTCTTGATCTAACGATTCTTCCTTATGTTCTATAATAAAATCGAAGGAAATAAAATCTAGGAGTTTACCACGTGGGATCTTTTTATATTTAGTTTTCAATTCCTGGAAATTTGATTTCCAAGAAGAAAAATTGGGATACTCGTTTAAAGAAGACTGGGCACTATTAGTATGGTAAAGTATAATTTCATCATGAGATTCCATTTTTAATGCCTGAGAAATATTGATTGATGTCATAGGAGAAAATTTTTATAAAATAATTGCCTTTACTATATGATAATTGGTATTGGTAGCCTCGTATAGGTTATCTACGGGCTCGTGTTTTCCATAATACCATTCCTCATTCACGTCTAGGGCCATGTGGATGGGTTCTGTATTTATATTTTCTACATCACAAAATCCTCCTTCATATCCTTTTACCATTACTCTTA